CGCTGGTTGACGCGGCCCATCTCCGCAGCGAACGCCTGGTTCTGCGCCTGCATGCGGAGCTGGTTCTGCTGGCTCTGCGCCGCATAGAACGACCCGATGGCCCCGGTGACGGCACCGAAGATCGAGACGATTGGGCCGGCCATCTCCAGACCCTGCGCCACGCCGCTCGCCCAGCTCGGGGCGGCGCTAGCGTCGCCCGTGTACGTCCAGTTCTGGCTAGGCGTCCATGTCGGGCCGGTCGGGCTTGTTGAGAACGGTGCCTGTACGAGTGCCATGTCAGCCTCCGATTACGACCTCGAGCGTGACCCCGACGATGGTCAGCGGCAGCGGGTCAGACTGCCGCACGAACAGGTATCCGTCCGGGTTCCACGACGGCTTCAGGTCGATGCCGATCTCCTCGGTCTTCAATGCCGGCGGCGAGCCATACGGCTCGGTCGTGCGCTGCTTGAACTCAATGAGCTTCGTGTCGGACGGCCCAGCGAAGATTCCGCTCGAGCGATACACGCGCAGGTACGCCTTGTTGAGGTTCTTGTTCCTGCCCTGCCCGAACGCCTCCATCTGGATAATCATCGGAAGCGTCTTCAGGTCGGACTGATACGGCAAACCGACCTGCACGACGGTCGCCGGACGGTCGAGTGTCACGGATCCGGACGACACAACGCGCTGCGTCATCACTGCGCCATCGCCGAGGATCGACACCGTCTTGCCTTCCAGATGCGACAGGCCGCCGACCGTGTCTCGCGCCCACGCCCAGGTCGTGGTCGGGACGCCCCGGAACGCGGTGCCGAGCGTCTTGTCGACGCGCGCCGTGGCGACGGTCGTGGACGATGTCGCCGTGATCGTCAGCCTGTACTTGGTGCCGTCCGTGTCCGTCAGGACGATGACGTCCCCGACATCGGTCGTGGCTGGCCACGCGAACGTGGTCGCGCTGGCGGTGATCGTGAGGGTCGCCGCCGGCGTCCAATCACTCGCGGTCGTGACGGTCACGGTCGTTGCCGTGGTGTTCGTGCCGTCGTAGGTCAGGCCGCTGTCAACGAAGAACGCATCCTCGAGCGCGTCGAAGTTGCGCGACGCCATGCGCTCGACGTACCGCTTCGTCGCACCACCGATGGTGCGGTTGACCACGACGTACAGGTAGTCCTCGTCGCCCTCGGAGACGACCGTGCAGCTCTCGAACGCGCCGTCAGTCTGGTGCTGGTGCCACGCTCCGACCTGCTGCTCGGGGATGTACGTCAGCCCGAGCAGCTTGCCGCTCGTTGACACGAACCACAGCAGCGGCTGCGGAGCCTTCGCGTAGCACATGTCAACGATCTCGAGGTCGTCGAACAGGTGCGCCGCGCGGATCGACAGGTCGCCCGTGATGAACCCGCTCGACTGCCAGGAGTAGCCGAGTTCGCGCACGTGGCCGCCGCGAGCCGCGCAGTAAACGACCGCGTTGTTCACGACCACGGGCTGCACGTTGTTCGATCCGATGTACGACTGCGGCCGAACCGAGATCGTGGTCGGAGTGAGCGCGTCGCTGTTGATCGGCGAGACGCGCCACTCTGCGGCGTTCGTCAGCGCCAGCAGCTGCGTGAGCGGGACGAGGTGCTGGATCGTGTTGTTCTCGCGCGCGGCGACCTTGATGTTGATGCGGTCGGTGTCGAGCAGCGGAGTGTGGAAGATCATGGAACTCTCGGTTCCAGACTCCGTGAACCACATCGACTGCGGTGCCGCATTCGGGCCGGCGAACACGCGGCGCTGCTCGTAGTAGGCGACAGCTCTCGGATATTGCGTGTCGAGCGAGATGTCGTTCTTCGGGAACGTCACGCCGAGATCCGGCGCGATGTTGTTGTCCTCGAAAGAGGTAGTCGTCGTCGTCCCGATCAGGGCGGAGATAGATCCAGGCGTTTCCTTGTAGATTCGGTACGAGGCAGCTCCGGATACTGCCGGCCACGAAAGGGCGTTGTACGAGCCGGGAACATCAAGATTGTTGAACACGGATCGCAGAACCATGTTCGTACTCTCGCGTCCGTCTGCTGTGACGGAGGTCACGAAATACCGCTGTCTCGGGTACGCGGTTGAGCCGAACTGCACGTAGCCGCCGCTGACGTATGCACCGAGTGTTCCCGTGTTGATCTGCTGCCCGGTGTCGTATGTCTTGAGTTTGAACGTAGTGGGGGCTACGTCCCAAACTGTGTAGAAGTTGTTGTTAATCGAGTTCGGGTTGCTGAAACTCAACTCGCCGATGAAGACGACGTCTCCGTTCTTGAACCCGTGATCGGTCACCGTCGTGAAGACGCCAGGAGTTCCGATTGCGACCGCCGTGATGTTGAACGCCCCGCCACGGTACGGGGTTCCGGTGATCGGCGAAGGCGAGTTGATCGGCGAATAGAAGCTGATGCTCGTGAGCGTCCAATCCGTCGCCCCGTACCGACGCAGCTCGCGCGCGGCATAGGACGGATGGACGAGCGTGACGATGTCGCCGCTCTGCACGTAGTGGATGTCGAACAGGTCGGCCGCCGCGTATGGGTTCGGGATCTCGAGAATCCCCGCCGGCATCGCGTACCAGTAGGTCGCGTTCGGCGGCGCGTTGCCCGTGGTGGCCGCGATGCAGTAGTAGTTCACGCCGCCGCTCGAGACGAGGTCGCCGACGTCATATGCGGTCGCGCCGTTGTAGGCGGCAGGCGTTCCCGGCCCGACCGTCGCTCCCTGCGTGTGGAACCGGAAGTACCCGGCTCCCATCTCCACGACCAGCGTCTGGGTCGGGCTGAACTGGAACGGGATCAGGCGTGTCGCGGACGCGCTGTTCTTCACCTCGCGCACGAACGCGAGGCCGGGACGGTTCTCCACCGCGCCCTGCGGGAGCGCGATGAAGTTGAGCATCGTCGATGCCCCCGTCTGGTACTTGGCGTCGTCGATGCGCCCGAACATCTCCGGGCTGATCTCGCCGCCTGCGAACGAGCGATAGTACGTCCGGGTGCTTGGCATCGGTCAGCGTCCTGAAGTCCAGGGGACGATGTGTTCGACCTTGACGTCGCGCTGGTTGGCGTCAGACGCGCGCGCCTGCTGAAGGTACATCAGCATCATCTGCGCGCAACGCTTCGCCTCGGCAGCGCCCTGATCGCCCTTGATGACCGGGCCGGCGAGCATGGAAGCGAGGTGCCACGAAAGCGCCATCGTGAACAGCGGGTCGAACTTGGTCGGGTCGTTGACGAGCGCCTGGTACCGCAGGAGCGCGTTCTCCTGGTCGGTGTACAGAACCTTGTTCCCGAGCGTGTCAGTCTCGATGGAGTACCGCTGCGGAACGTACTGCCCAGCGGCCAGCATCGGCGAAAAGTTCGCGTTGTAGTACGGGTATTCCGCCGGCGAGAAGCGCGTCGAGTAGTCGTTCTGCGCCTCGGGCGGAAGCACGGCAACGGCGGTCATCATGTCGCCGGGAACCGCGTATGCGTACCTCCACATGCTGTACGGCATGGTGACCTGCGCGAGCGAGGCTCGGCGCGAGGCGAAGTTCCATGCGTGCGTCTGGAGGAGGGTGTCGCGCGCGATGGGGTAGAACCGCGCGCAATGCTCTGCCTGTGCCGATCCCTCCGGAGGGTCGATGCTGGCGACGGTCGCGTCGTCCCCGAGGTGCGCGAGCGCGAGGTTGCAGATGTCCGTCACGGATGGCACGTTATTCGCTCCTTCCGAGATAAGCGATGGCGTTTGCCAATGCAATCACGTTGTCTTTAAAATTTCCGAGTCCGACATTGCATGAGTGACAAAGCAAACCACGGATTTTTCCGCTGCTGTGGCAATGATCCACGTGAAACACTGGGCCACACAATCCTCTTCGACCACCTGGATCTGTCGTATTGCAAATAGCGCACTTGCCATTCTGTTGTTCCAGCATTTCCTGATACTTGCTGCCGGTAATTCCATGCGCCGCCTTCAACTTGGAATTGCGTTGAATTTCGGCGTTTCGTATCGGATTTTTTTTTGCTCTAATTCTTGCCACAATTGAAGAGCATGGCTTGCAAGTTGATTGAACTCCACCATTTGCAACGGCATGCTTGGAAAAATCCGAACGCGGCTTGAATTCGCCACAGCGCGTGCATCTCTTTGGATCTTTGCCAACGTAGCCCAATGTTTGCTCCCGTAGGAACAGGAGGGGCGTCGAGGTTTCCCGCCGACGCCCCTCCTGTC